GAAACTAGAGAAACAAAAAACAACAAAGGTAAAACGGAACATATCGTTTCAATGAATATGGAGTATCACATTATCGATAGTAAAAGTAGAGAAGATTATATCGTTCAATTCGCAGCATTCGGACAACAACAAGATATCGCACAAGCCTATGGCACAGCCCTTACTTATGCCGAAAGATACTTCTTATTGAAACTATTAAATATTCCGACAGATGAAGATGACCCAGATGCTAAGCAAAAGAAAAAAGAATATAGCAAAGCTGATAAACACGATATCGAAGTATTGTCCAATACGATAAAACAATTTGCAGAAGCAATGGGCGATACAGAAGAAGGTGTAAAAACACAATTAGGAATTATCGATTACAAAAAATTAAGCGTTGCTGATTGTATGAGATACCTACAAACAGTAGTCGGCTGGAAAAAAGAAAATGGAGTGAATTAATAATGATAAACAGAGTAGTTTTAGCAGGTAGATTAACAAAAGATCCAGAGTTCAGACAAACAGCAAGTGGAGTAAGTGTAACCACATTTACATTAGCGGTAAATAGAACATTCAAAAACAAGAACGGCGAAAGAGAAGCAGATTTTATCAATGTAGTTGTATTTAGACAACAAGCAGAAAACGTTAATAACTATCTTTCTAAAGGTTCGTTAGCTGGAGTAGATGGACGTATTCAATCACGAAGTTATGACAATAACGAAGGGCGACGTGTTTTTGTGACGGAAGTTGTAGCAGAAAATGTTCAATTCTTAGATAGTGGAAACAAAAATAACAACCAAAAAGGTAATTATCAACACCAAGCTAACAACTACCAACAAAATAGTAACTATCAACCCAATAATAATTACCAACCACCTCAACAGAACAATAGCTATCAACCACCACAGCAAAATCAAAATAGTTACCAACAACCACAACAACAGAATGCAAGTTACCAACCACCTCAACAGAACCAACAACAAAATCCATTCGCTAACGCTAATGGTCCGATAGATATTCAAGATGAAGATTTACCTTTCTAGGACTGATATAAATGCCAAAAATAAAGAATTACATCACTCAAGATGACGGTACGACTACCATTGTCATTGAGGGTGTAGAACTAGATAACAAAACATCATTACTTTTAGACAATGGTTACGAAGTCGAAGTAGATGTGAAAGTGGTTGATCCATTCAGAATAACGAACAAGCAACGTAAGAAGATATTCGCACTCGTCAAAGATATAGAAGTCCATACAGGTATGCCAATGGACTACATGCGCCATATGTTCATTGAATATGTAAGAACGTATTACGGATATGATGAACGCATTTCACTTAGTAACTGCACACGTACACAGGCAAGTCAGATTATCGAAGTAACAATCGACTGGGTATTCGCTAATGGAATAATACTTGCTTACAAAACAAGCGATTTATTAAAAGGCGATAAGTCGTTACTTTACTGGGCGACAGTTAATCGTAACTGTGTACTATGCGGGAAATCAAACGCCGACCTCGCACATCACTACGCAATAGGTCGTGGTGCTAACCGTAAGAAGATGCAGCATTACGATTATGAAGTGTTGGCTTTATGCAGACGACACCACCAAGAACAGCACAACATAGGCGTTAAGTCTTTTGATGAAAAATATATCTTACAAGATAGCTGGATAAAAGTTGATGATCGTTTAAACGCCATGTTGAAAGGAGCTAAAAATGAATTCGAGAGTAATAACTAAAGAAAGTAAAAAAGAAATCGCTTATAGAATCAAACAAATAAGATTACAAAGAAATTTTGATATAAACGAATTCGCTGAAATCTTATATGTTTCTCCTTTCTCTATAAAACAATGGGAAGAAGGCAAAAGAATTCCCAATATCAAGAAAATAAAATTAATAGCATTCGTTTTCAAGACAACACCTGAATGGCTATTGTACGGGGAGTGACCACAAATGACTTTAGGAAATCGTATTAAACAGCATAGGCAAGACAAAGGTTTGAATATGAGAGAGTTTGGAGAATTCATCGACAATGCCTCTGACAGCATAGTAAGTAGGTGGGAACGAAATATTTCTGTACCTAATGCTAAAAGACTTAAATTAATAGCTGATGACATGAATATTACTGTAACAGAGTTACTGAAAGGAGTGAAATAATGGCGGTTTTTAGAGTTTACAAAGAAACTGGAAACTTCGTAACTGTACACAAAAATTTTATTCATGACGATAACCTAAGCTGGAAAGCTAAAGGAATCTTGCTTTACTTATTAAGCCGACCTGATGACTGGCAAATATACGAATCAGAATTAGTTAGACATTCAACTGACGGACTTAGTGGCCTCAAAACTGGCATAAAAGAATTGGAGAAAGTCGGTTATATTCAACGAACTAGAAAGCGTGATGATAAAGGTAGGTTGAAAGAGTATGAATATGCTGTCTATGAAAAACCTAACCACATTCGATTTTCCAACGTAGGAAAAACCTATATAGGAAAAACCTACGTAGGAGAATCGCACACTACTAATAATAATAGTACTAATAATGATTTAACTAATAATAAAAACACTAATAATGTGACAGACGAGACATCAAAATCATTTCAATATATTAGTAATAATTTAGAAATCATACAAAGTCCATTAAAAGCACAACAACTAGAAGAAGCTATAAAGGATTTTAAAGATAACAAACTAGAGATTGTTACTGTAGCTACTGATTATTGCAAAGAAAATAACAAAGGCATTAACTATCTTATCAAAGTATTAGAAAACTGGAGTAAAGACGGTGTCGATACTAAAGAAAAAGCGATATCTAAAGTTAAACCTAGAAACAATAAAGAAGATAATTACCTAGCTAAGAAGAAACAGGAACTATTAGGAGGTTAGACATTATGTCAATGACTGAACTAGAAGCAATTGAAATCTTAGAGTTAATAAATAATGTCTACGATATGAAATTCAATAAAATTAAGTACAACCTTTGGGTAGAACAACTCACACAATATGGGGATTTCGACAGAACACTACACAAAACAAAGAAATATGTTAGAGAAAGTCGTTATAAACCTACGATTGCACAAATTATTGATCGCAAACCACCAGAAATGAAAAGCGCAGTGATACCAGAAGAACAGACTGATAAATATAGAATGCAGCACGATAAAGAGTTTAGAGAGAGAAGGCGACAATTAAGAAAACAATGGCAAAAGATGAAAGAGGATTGGGGGTTAGATGATGAGTATTGATGTGTTGAGTACCGAAGAATCTATTATATCTAACCTCATGCGTAACCCAGAGTTACTAAGTAAATTCAGATTGAAACCTGAAATGTTTACTGATGAAAAATTAAGAGTGTTCATTGAGTATGCACTAGAGCAGGGAAAAGTCGATGTAAACCAAATCTACTTTAAAAGTCGTGATGATAATGAATTTATATCTACTGACCGATTAGGTCGTTTATACAACTCAGATGGCACTGACAAGGCGTTTTTTATGGACGATCAATTGAACCTATTACAAGAATACGTTTTGTCACAAGCTCGTGAGAAGCTGACAGAGTATCAATCAATGCCGAATAAAGAAAATTTTAATTATTTGGTAGAGGAATTAGAGAAATTAAAAGGTATGACAATAAAAAAAGCAGACGCTACTGATAGTTTTCTAGCTGAAGTTGTAGAAAATATTCTATCTGATGAACCAAAACAATTTATTAAAACTGGTATTGCTTCTATAGATAACAAAATCATTGGTTTTGAACCAGGTCAGTTGAATGTATTAGGTGCAAGACCTTCGTTAGGTAAAACTTCTCTTGCATTAACGATGATGTGGAATATCGCGCAGCGTGGGTACCCTACAACGTTCTTTAGTTTAGAAACTGGAGGTAACAATATCGTTGAACGATTAGTTGCAACAATAACAAATATCCCACTATCTAAAATTAAGCAAGGTAACGGATTAAATGATGATGAAGTTTCATCGGTAATGTCTGCTATAGATCAAATTAAAAAATGTAATTCTTTAAAGATTGAGGACCAAGCACAAATGACACCACAAGACGTTAGAGAAGTCGCATCTCAAAAAACAGATAAACCTCACGTTATATTTATTGATTATCTTACACTCATGCAATCAGATGTACCTCAACGTGATAGACGGTTAGAAGTTGAAAAGATTTCTCGTGATTTAAAAATTATAGCTAAAGAAACAGGTTGTATCATTATCGCACTATCTCAATTAAGTAGAGGTGTAGAAAGTCGTAGTGATAAGCGTCCGATGATGTCTGATTTAAGAGAAGCAGGAGGAATTGAGCAAGACGCGAATATGATTTTCTTCTTATACCGTGACGATTATTACGACCAAGACCAACAAGACAACATTACAGGCAAGTCGGAAATTGAATTCATTATTTCTAAAAATAAAGACGGAGAAACAGGGGTGGCACACCTTGATTTCTACAAGAAAACGCAGAGGTTTTATGGATGAAAGTTTATGAGTATCAGCAACTTTTAGGTTTTATGTATCGAGAGGATTATAAAGAAGATCCAATCATAGCCAAAATATTAATTGAGTCTGGGTGGGCAATTAATAGGTTGCTTGACGCCGGCACCATTAAACCTTTTGACGATTACGAAAGCGTTAAAGAATTAATCATGAATGAAACGAAGTGGAGGCAACCAGATGGGACTTATCGACGGACTTAAAAAGCAATACACGTTATATCAGATTGACGGTTGGGAGATGTGCAGTGTAACGCCGTTAGGAGAAGATACATTCAAACTAGGTAACTATGCAGGCATACACTTTAGAAACACATTTTCAGGAACGGTAACGAAAGATGAGCTAGAAAAACTGAAACGCAAACATAAGCTTTTCAGAAAAGAAGAATTGCAACAACAGATGACAATTAACGAATTATTATTTTGAGGTGGAGTTTTGAGTAAATACAATTCTAAAAAAGTTGAATATAAAGGTTTTGTGTTCGATAGCAAAATTGAATGCGACTACTACCAACATTTAGAACGTAACTTAGGTGATGGATATGGTCGTATCGAGTTGCAACCTAAGTATGAATTACAACCTAAATTTGATGGAAACAAACCTATTTATTATGTAGCAGATTTTGCTTTATGGAAAGACGACAAGTTGCTGGAAGTTATAGATGTAAAAGGTATGCCGACACCAGTAGCGAAGATGAAAGCGAAGATGTTCAGGTATCAAAACAGAGATATACCACTTACATGGATATGTGAAGCACCTAAATATACAGGTCAAGAGTGGATAACGTATGAAGAACTATTAAAAGCACGCAGAAAGCGCAAAAAGGAGAAGAAGAATGGTAAAGATTAAACGAAAAGTAGCATTAGAACCTAAAGAATTTTTAAAGTATTTATTAAAAAAAGAAGAAACAACAGTAGAGTTAAACGGTTATACGAGTGATGGTGAAATATTTTCATTCGAACCAGAAGTAACTATAAATGAATTTGTGAGTTATTACCCATATGACAATACTTACACGGTAGAAATCGAAGAAGAAGTTACGGAAGAAACAAAACTCCCTAAATGTTTAGAAATTTCTTTTGATCGAAAAAGTGGCAGAGACGTGGCGGTCGTTCATGAAAATTGCTCGGTTAAACAATTAACTGATAGAAATCCTGAACATTCACTAGATATAAGAACTATCCATCTAGTAAACGATGACGGAACGGTTGAACTCATCTGGAAAGATGGCGAAATGGTAGGTGATGAGCAATGGCTAACAGAGAAGAAACAATTGAAGTTGAAGCGACACTCAAAGTGAGATGTAAATATCCAGTATGGATAAACAATCATATTACGAGAGATGAAGAAAAAGAGCGGATTTTAGATTTAATCAGTAAGAACCCTGACAAAGAGTTGATGAGCGAAGATTTTAAACTAGTTGAATTAATAGAGGTGGAATAAATGGAAGCAACAAAAATGAGAGTTAAAAATAAATACTTCTCTATTACACCTAATGTAGTAGAGAAAATGAAAGAAGCAGATATCAATCCCGATATCTTAAGACAAAGATTAGCTTCTGGTTGGAAGTTTGAAGATGCAATAGAAGCACCTATTGGAGTAAGACGTAGTGAGTGGGATAGTTTAAAACCTAAAGAGGACGAAATTGCTAGTTATAAAGAGAGAATGGAGCAACGCAGATTACAAGAGTTAAAACGTAAGAAACCACATTTATTCACAGTGCCTCAAAAACACCCTCGTGGTAAATGGTGCAAGCATCTTATGGAGAATGACATATTCCCTAGAAAGGTGGTTAGATCATGAGCATTAAAGATTTGATTATAGGCGATAGAATCAGAATCCAAGAAGTTAACGGTGTTGAAATTACAGTGCAAATAAAAAATGTTTATCGTTTAGTTCAGTCAAGTCTTGATATGGATAAATGGGTTGCTGATGTAGAAGCAATTGACGGGAGAACTTGGACTATTGATGATTGTTATGATTTTTACTCATTACCTAATGGAAATGAAGGAACTAAAAAGACATTAGATGACAAAGTTAACCACCCGTCACATTATACGTATGGAGATATAGAAGTCGTAGACTTCATAGAACAGGTCACTAAAGATTACAAACCAGAGTTAGCATTTGCGATTGGTAATGCAATCAAGTATATAAGTCGTGCTAATCGTAAGAACGGTAAAGAAGATTTAGACAAGGCGCGTTGGTATCTGAATAGAGCATTTGAGAAGTGGGAGGGTTAATGAAATGAGAAACACATTGACAGATTTAAACAATCATTTATTTGCACAATTAGAAAGATTAAGCGATGAAGATTTAAAAGGAGAAGAATTAAAAGAGGAGTTACAAAGATCTAGCGCAGTTTCTAAAGTAGCTCAAAATATCATTAATAATGGCAGTTTAGTCCTGCAAGCACAAAAGTTTAAAGATGAAAAATTAGATGCAGAATCAGAAATCCCTAAGTTGTTAGGAGAATAGTAGCCATGAGGCATATTTGGACTGGTGAACACGAAAAATATATCCGAGATAACATCAAAGGTAAAACTAAAAAAGAAATGACAGAAATGTTTAACAAAGAATTTGGTTCTGATGTCACTATAGAGAAAATGAAAGGTTTTTGTTCGAGAAAAAGGATAAGAAGTGGCGTTGATTGTAAGTTTAAAAAAGGTGTGCCTTCTTGGAACAAAGGCAAAAGTTTTCCGTCTAGAGGAAGAAGCTCTGAAACTCAATTCAAAAAAGGTCAAAAACCTGATAACACATTTCCTTTAGGAACGATAAAAACCACTACTGATGGCTACAAATTTATAAAAATCAAAAAACGAGGTTCTAAAAACGAATGTTGGAAACAATACACACATTATTTGTGGGAACAAAAGCATGGGCCTGTTCCAAAAGGATATTGCTTAATACACTTGAACCAAAACAGGTCAGATTGTAGCGAAGAAAATATAGCGTTGATAAGTCGGAAAGAATTAGTGCGTATTAACAAACTTAATTTAACTTCAACTGATCGTAACTTAACTAAAGTAGGAATCAACTTTGTTAAATTATTAAACAAACAAAAAGAAGTTAAGGACAAAATAAATGCTGCTAAGTGACACGATCAACCAACGTTACAAATACAACACACAAGGCAAGACACCTACACAAATACAGCATGAGTTACGTGAGTTAGGTGTCAAAGGCTTTGTGGTTAAGATAGCAGAAAACAGAGTGACGATGAAAGTTAGTGAAAACGATATTAAAAAGAACAAGGGGTGTTTGAGATAATGATTAAATTTAGAGTTTGGGATAAAGAAGAAAAGAAAATGCATAAAGTAAAAACTATTGAATTCAGTCGCAGAGGTGCAAGAATTATACATTTAGCCGAAGTAAATTCTAACGGTAAAGGAGATCATAAAAGATGGCATTCATCTGTTGAACTTATGCAATCAACAGGACTTAAAGATAAGAACGGCGTTGAGATTTATGAGGGAGATATTGTTCAACATTCAGAGAAACCTAATCCATGTTTTAGTTACCCCTTTGAAGTTGTACAAGCTAGAACTGGAGAATGGAGATTAGATAATTTTAGATGTGGCACAGTGTTAGCATTTAGTAATCAAGATGAGTTGGAAGTATTAGGGAATGTGTTTGAAAATAAAAATTTATTAAGTGAGGAGTGAGAAAATTGATTGTTAATTCACAAAAAAGCATAAATTTTAGAAATGAATGTAATTGCAAAGTTGATTATAAAGAATTAGAAAAAGCTATATTATGGGTTCAAAGCAAACCCACTTCAAGTAATAAAAAAATTTATATGCATGGTCTTTACCCTTGTGTTTCTGTACACGATAAAAAATACCATGTACATAGATTATTAATGATGTATTGGTTAGGTGGAAAATTGGGGAAGGACGAACACGTTCATCATATTAATGGCGACAAATCGGATGCTTCAAAATCAAACCTTACAATCTTAACAGCAAGTCAACACTTGTCAGGTCATAATAAAGGGAAATCTCTTACGCAAAGTCATAGAGATAAAATTGCTGAAGCTGGTCGTAAAAGAAAAGGGATGAAGATGAAACGTAAGTATAATATTGATTCAAAGGAATTAAAACAACACTTGGGAAACGGTCTGAGCATTAGCAAAATAGCTAGGATATACAATTGTGATTGGACAGTTATAAAACAAAGAATTAACGAAAACCCAGAATTATTGGAGGATAACTAATTGGACATCAACAATCTCTACACCTACAAAGCAACATGCACCAATGTTGTGGACGGGGACACGATAGATATTTTACTGGACTGTGGCTTTGATACCTATGCTAAACGTCGTGTACGTTTGCTAGGTGTCGATACGCCAGAGAGAGGACAAGAGAATTATAAAGAGGCAACAGCATTAACTAGATCATGTGTAGAAAATAAAGATATATACGTTCAGACATACAAGAGCGATGTGTTTGGTAGATATCTCGCTAATGTATGGTACGAGGACGGGAAATATTGCTTAAACGATGAGTTAAGAAATGCAGGATTATTGAAACCAAAATCGAAATGGAATGAGGACGAGTAAATGGCGGAAGTCAAGTTATCGCAAGAAAGTTATGATGAGTTGTTAGCAGATATAACAACACTGAGAGCGCAAGCAGATGTTTACTTTGAAAAATGGCAAGATGCGAAAAGGAAAGCAGAGGTGTTTGATGAGATAGTAAAAGTTTTAGCTAGTATCTCAAAAGAGATAGTGGAGTATCCAGGCGATAATGATAAACAAAAAGAGGTTATCTACAAAAGATATGATGATTTATTTGAACCTATGAAATTATTGGAGGTAAACGATGAAAGATAAAGATTATAAAAGTTTATGGATAAAGTTGAAAGAGAAGAAATTAAAAGAATATGTGGAAGTACATCGCTCAGTAAATCAAATTATAACACCATACAATCAATATCATTTATTTGAGATAGCTAACGAAATGGTAAGTGAAAACGAATTAAAGCGAGATTTAAAATATATGGACCAACTAGACGGAACGCATGAGTTCCAAAATTTATTAAGTGATTTGGAGGCTTGCAATGGACAATAGAGAGTTTATCCAACGCTGCATAGTATCATCTACAGCTTTTACAGGACACGATGGGTGTTTACTAATCAAAGAGCTTAACGAAGTATATCGCAAGGCGGAGTTGTACGACAAAATAGTGGAAAGTAATTCAAAGAGTTTAGTAGAAAATGGAGGAACAATAAATGACTAATCAATTAACAGTAGATCAATTAATTAAACAGGTAGAACAATGGAGTAAGGATAAAGATTTGCACAATGGCAATCCGGATAGACAAGCGTTGAAGTTTTATGAAGAGGCAGGAGAAGTCGGCGCAGCATTATCACGTAGTAATTTAGAGGCATTAAAAGACGGTATAGGCGATACAGTCGTTACATTAATCATATTAGCGCAACAACATGATATGACGTTACAGGAGTGTTTACAGTTTGCATATGATGAGATTAAAGGAAGAAAAGGAAAGACAATCAATGGAACATTCATCAAAGAAGCAGACCTCGAAGGATAAGGACATAGTAGCAGAGATTAAAAGAATACTTCGCAAAGAGTAACGAGAAGTAAAACGAAGTAACGAGGAGTAGATAAAGTGAGTAATTTTATCGGAAGTTTCAACATGCCTAAACA